ATAGGTCAAGGTGGTTCTACAGTTATATTATTGGATGCAACAAAAGATACAGATAGAAAAGTTGTATCAATCGATGTAAAATTTAAATTAAAAAATGTTATAAAATATTTACCTATGTCTTACATAGAAAGATTTATGCATGTTCAAGAAGATTCTCATAAATGGACAACAAAACAAATGTTTGGCACACTACTTATTGATGGTGAACATAGTTTTACAAGTGTCAGAAAAGATACTATGAACTATTGGGATAATTTAGAAGAAAATGGTTATGCAATATTTCATGATTACAAATTATCAGAGGATGTCACAAAGTTTGTAGATGATTGGGTTAACTCATATAAACAAGCTAGAAAGATATTAACTGTTAACAATCTCGTTATATTACAAAAATGTTAATTAATAAAAAAAATGATGTCTATTTACATATAGACACTACTCAAGCAATAGCTCAAGAGTTATCTGATTACTTTACTTTTGAAGTACCAGGTGCTAAGTTTATGCCAACTGTTAGAAACAGAATGTGGGATGGTAAGATAAGATTATTCTCAAAACAAACTGGTCAAATATATGTTGGGTTGTTGCCATATATTAAACAGTTTTGTCAAAAAAATGACATAGAATATACAATATCAGATGGTGAGGTTATTAATTTAATTAATGATGAAAATGCTAGAGGATTTGTTGATAGTTTAAAAATGCCATTTGAATTATATGATTATCAGTACAACTCTTTTATCAAAGCATTAGAAAACAAAAGAAAATTATTTGTTTCACCTACTGCGTCTGGTAAATCAGCAATCATTTATGCGATTGTTAGATACTTACAACTATCAAGCATAAACGTTTTAATACTTGTACCAACAACTTCTTTGGTAGAACAAATGGCTTCTGATTTTATATCTTATGGTTGGGATGATTCGCATATTCACAAAATTTACTCTGGCCACGATAAGACCAGCACCAAACCAATAACTATTTCTACTTGGCAATCAATATACAAAGAACGTAAAAAGTTTTTTGACAAGTATCAATGTGTAATAGGTGATGAGGCACATTTATTTAAAGCAAAATCTTTAACAGGTATTATGACTAAACTAGAGGACTGTCCTTATCGTTTTGGATTTACAGGCACACTAGACGGAACACAAACACATAGATTAGTATTAGAGGGATTGTTTGGTGAAGTAGAACAAGTTACAACAACTAAAGCTTTAATGGATGCTGAAACAATTGCCAAATTGTCAATTGATTGTATTGTGTTAAAACATTCAGCTGACATAAGTAAACAATGTAAAGATTTTAATTATATTGATGAAATTAATTTCTTAGTGCAAAACAATAAACGTAATCAATTTATTTACAACCTTTGTAAAACTTTAAAAGGGAATACACTTGTTCTCTATCAACTTGTAGAAAAACATGGGCAAGTTTTAAATGGAATGATGCAAGACCTTGACAAAGAAATTTACTTTGTACATGGTGGAATAGGAACAGATGAAAGAGAACAAATTAGGTCACTGGCTGAAACAAAAAATAATATACTTATACTCGCTAGTTACGGAGTCTTTTCCACTGGTATTAATATTCGCAACTTACATAATGTTGTATTTGCAAGCCCCTATAAGTCTAGGATAAAAGTATTACAATCTATTGGTCGTGGTTTAAGAAAGTCTGAACAAAAAGACGCAGTTAAATTATACGACATATCAGACGACTTAACTCATAAAAATAAAAAAAACTTCACACTATTGCATTTTCAAGAACGGATAAATATATACAATGAAGAGGAGTTTAACTACAAGGTAGATACACTAAACTTATGAGATATCACATACTAAAATTAACGACTGGCGAGGAGATTGTTTGTCAAGTCACAAAAGAAACCGATACTCACACTTCGGTAAAGAATCCTTTAAAGGTTCATACTATACCAAGATTTGTTGAATCAGGTATTGTAGAATCTTTAGCATTAATAAGATGGGTTAGACCATATACAGACGAGGATACTGTAGAGGTAAAAAATAATCACATACTCTATTGTGCAAAAACATCAACAGGTTTAAGTACGTTTTATGAAAAGCAATTACATATTGCTGAAGAACGTGGTGGATTTATGACAGGCGAGTCACATCAAAAACTCGTAGATAGTTATCATCAATCCAAATACGATGATGTAAAAGAAAACTTGGAAGACTATATTGACGATGAAGATCATGGCGATAAAACGATACACTAAGTTTTGATTCAAGAAAGCTCACTTTTTTCTTGACAATTTCGCTATAACCATTTAAAAATATAGGAGACTCTTATGTTCGGTAATAAAGACGAAGATAATGATGTTAAAAAAAATAAGATTGAAGACCTTGAAGAAAGAATTGAAAAACTTGAAGAAAAAATGCCAGAAGGCGATGACGACCATGAATCAGATCATGAAGAATTTGAAAAGAAAATAGAAGCAATTGACGAAAGACTTATCGCTATCGAAGACGTACTTGAAATAGAACCAGAAGAAGATGAAGACGAGGACGAAGATAAAGAAGATGAAGACGAAGATTAATAATTTTTTAATTTAATAGTGTAGGGGAGCAATCCCCTATACTTTGAAAGATATAACATGCCAAAGAAAAAACCTGCTCATTATGTTAGTAATAAAGAATTGCTAGCTGCAATGATAGAATTTAGAGACAATTGTAAAGAAGCTGAAGAGTCAGGTGAAGACAAACCTAAAGTACCAGAATATGTTGGTGAATGTATTTTAAAGATTGCAAATGGTTTATCTAATAGACCAAACTTTATTAACTATACTTACAAAGATGAAATGATATCTGATGGTATAGAAAACTGTTTACAATACATCTACAACTTTAATCCAGCTAAATCAAAAAATCCATTTGCTTATTTTACACAAATAATATATTATGCGTTCATACGTAGAATACAAAAAGAAAAAAAACAACAACACATTAAACATAAAATGATTGACGGTGGCGAATATAAAACACATAATCAATTGCCAAACGACCCAAACACATATACGTTTAATGGTCAATTCAATCCTCTAGTTATGGTACCAGATCAACCTGTGTATAAAACAAAAGAGAAAAAAAGAAATACTAAAGGACTTGAAAAATTTATGGAAGATGACAATGACTAATAACTTGAAAGCAGATTTTAAACTCATATCACCAGAAGCAGAAATATTAAACAAACCTTTACCTCTATTCGAAGATAAAATGTTACCAGAGGGATTTACTAGAACTAAAGTAGCTGAAGATTTATTTGTTGCAATGAAACAGTTTGGTGGTATTGGATTATCAGCAAATCAAGTAGGATTACCATATAGAGTTTTTATTATGGGTGGTCATAAAGATATGGCAGAGGGTAAAGCGTGGGCATGTTGGAACCCAGAGATATTAGAAACTAGCGATGAAGATATAGAACTAATGGAAGGTTGTTTAACATATCCCTTACTATTTTTAAAAATAAAAAGACCTAGAGGATGTAAAGTTAAGTACGAAGACAATGAAGGTATAGAACACGTAGAAGAATTTGATCATATGCCATCAAGAGTTTTTCAACATGAGTTTGATCACATGAATGGTACAGACTTTACAAAACTTGTATCTAAACTAAAATTAGATATGGCAAAAAAGAAAGTGCAAAAGATATACAAACAAGAAAAATTAAAAGCACCTAAAACAGTTCAACTTGCTAAGAAAATTAAACGAGATATAGAAGAAAAGAAAACGGGTTTAATTAAACCAAATACAGATATCATTACCTAATGAAAGTAGCAATAATAAATGATACGCACTTCGGTGCAAGAAACGATAGTCAATTCTTTAGTGATTATTTTTATGAGTTTTATGAAGGCATTTTTTTTCCTTATCTAGAACAACATAATATTAAAACAGTTTTTCATTTAGGTGACTTAATGGATAGACGTAAGTATGTTTCTTTTAAAACTGCAAAAGAATTTAGAGAAAGATTTGTATTTCCTTTACAACATTTAAAAATTGACTTTCATTGTTTAGTTGGTAATCATGATATCTATTACAAGAATACAAATGATGTAAACTCATTAAAAGAATTAATTGGTGACAAAAGTAATAAGTTTCATTTATATGAAGATGCAACTGACGTTAATATTGGTGGATTAGATATTTTATTTTTGCCATGGATTAATCCACAAAATTATATTTACTCTATGGGAATGATTGATGAAACAAAAGCAAGGATTGCTATGGGGCATTTAGAAATAAAAGGTTTTCAAATGCACAAAGGTCAAGTAAATGAAAATGGTTATGAAAAAGAAATATTTAGAAAGTTTGATACAGTATTCTCTGGTCACTTTCATACAAAGAACGATGATGGTCAAATATACTATCTAGGAGCACCGTATGAGATATATTGGAATGACTTTAATGATACAAAAGGATTTCACATATTTGATACAGAAACTTTAGAACTAGAAAGAATAGTAAATCCTCTAAGGATATATGAAAAAATTTATTATGATGATGCAGACAAAAGTTATGCAAATGAAGATGTATCAAAATATGCTAAAAAATTTGTTAAGTTAATTGTTGTCAATAAAAAAGATTTATATCAATATGATAGATTTGTTGATAGATTAATGAAAGCAAATGCTTATGAAGTAAAAATAATAGAAGACTTTTCTGATATGCAAGCTGATAGTGTATCAGATGATATAGTACAATATGCTGAAGATACAACAACTTTACTAAACAAATATATCGATGAGCTAGATATAGAATTAGATAAAGATAGATTAAAAGGTATTATGCGAGGATTATATAATGAAGCTCAAGACTTGGAAATCTAACTATAAGGTAATATATGCAGACCCCCCTTGGCACTTTAAATCATATAGTCCAAAAGGTGACGGCCGTAATGCTAACCAACATTATTCTTGCATGTCTATTTCTGACATTTGTAATTTACGTGTTTCTGATTTGGCTGCAGATGATTGCGTCTTACTCATGTGGTGCGTTGACCCTATGTTACCAGAAGCTTTGGAAGTTATTAAAGCGTGGGGTTTCAAATATAAAACAGTAGGATTTACCTGGGCAAAGCAAAACAAAAATGATTTAGGTATGTTTACAGGTTTAGGTTATTGGACTAGATCAAACCCAGAGATGTGTTTACTTGCAACAAAAGGAAAACCTAAAAGATTATCTAAAGCAGTTAGACAATTAATTATAAGCCAAAGACAAGAACATAGTAGAAAGCCAGATGAAGTATATGATAGGATAGAACAATTATTAGATGGTCCTTATGTTGAGTTATTTGCAAGAAGAGAACGAAAAGGTTGGGATAGTTGGGGCAATGAATTATGAAAATAAGATATTATAAAGATTTGAATGCTGGACGTTGGTTAGGATTTTTAATCGCAATGACTGGTTGTTTTGTTTTAAGTAATGCAGATGTTGATACACAATGGATGGGTTGGGCGATAGCATGTGTATCTTGTGGCATGTGGATTAGATTTGCAATAAAAGATAAAGACATACCTAGAGCATTAATGGAAGGTATGTATTTGCTCTTGTCATTAAGAGCAGTTTGGAATTGGTTAGCATGATACACTTTACAAAAGTACGTTGGAAAAACTTTTTATCTACTGGTAATAATTTTACAGAGGTACAATTAGATAGACAAACAACAACACTAATCATAGGTGAAAATGGTTCAGGTAAATCAACAATACTTGATGCATTGTGTTTTAGTTTATTTGGAAAACCATTTAGAGTAATTAGTAAATCACAATTAGTTAATACTATTAATGATAGAGAAACAGTTGTTGAAGTAGAGTTTAATATTGGAACTAAAGAATGGAAAATAGTTAGAGGTATTAAACCAAACAAGTTTGAAATTTGGTGTGATGGTATTATGGTAAATCAAGAGGCAAATGCTAGAGATTATCAAAAGTATTTAGAACAAACTGTACTAAGATTAAACTTTAGGTCTTTTACTCAAGTTGTAATATTAGGTTCATCAACCTTTATACCTTTCATGCAACTAAAGGCAGTTCAT